GAACCCCGTGAAGTGTATGTGATCAGTGCTCTTCTAGTTCCGATTATTGCTATCGGAATTTATCCAAAACTTATGACTGATACCTTTCAAAGTAGTATCGATGCATTAGTTGCGAGAGACAAAGCACCGTTGGTAAGACCTCATTTGGTCAGAACGTTCACACCACCAACCGTCTAAATAAAAATGAATATCGTCGTCGCAGACGGGGAGGTAACTGGCAAAAACCAGTTGACACCTCCCTTTTTTGTTGGTAAAATTACTTGGAGTGAAATTCGATTATGACTGTAAAACTTGCTATTCTCAAGTCTGGTGAAGAAGTCGTCACCGACGTAAAGGAGATGATTAACGAGAACAAAGTTGTTGGTTATTTCTTTCGGAAACCTTGCATTGTTCGTATGAAGAACATTGAAGGTGTGGATAATAAGACCGAAGTAACTTTTGATATCTCATTGACTCCTTGGGTTCCACTAGGTAAGGGACCAATTCTGCCTGTTGCTATGGATTGGATTGTAACTTTTGTTGACCCAATTGATAAACTTGCCGATGCATATCAAACACAAATTCTAGACCAAGAGGATGAAAAGTATGGAGAAATTAGTGATCAAGATTTTGGTTTTAGTGGACCAGACTCTACTGATTAGTCAGATTGAAGAAGTCGGGGCAGAAATTGGAGAACCCGATTGCAGACTTACGGAACCGTTTGTCATCAAAGAAGATGGCACACTGTACCCTTGGTTAATTGATATTACTGACGACAATAAGTTCATGATGTCGTCTGATAAAATCCTTACAATGGCAGACCCTAAGTCTTCCGTTTTGAAAAAGTACAACGATCTCTTGCAATGAATTTTTATACCAACGTCCAAATGATCGGAAACAAGTTTCTGTTTCGTGGTTATGAGGACGGTCGGCATGTGATGTATAAGGAAGAATATTCCCCAACACTATTTGTACCATCTAAAACTAAATCCAAATACAAGACCCTAGAAGGAGACTATGTTGAAAAAATTCAACCTGGTTCCGTTCGGGATTGTAGGGAGTTTTATAAAAAGTATGAGGGTGTAGAAAACTTTTCTATCTACGGCAATGATCGTTATATTTGTCAGTACATTTCTGACAAATACCCTCAGGAAGAATTAAAATTTGATATTAATAAGATTAAAGTTATTACTCTTGACATTGAGGTATCTGCGGAAGAAGGTTTCCCAGATACCTTGTCTTGTTCTGAGGAAGTTCTGTGTATTACTATTCAGGACTATGCTAGTAAAGAGATTATGACCTGGGGTGTAAAACCCTTTGAAGTTAAGCAAGACAACGTAAAGTATTTTCATTGCAGTACTGAACGAGGAGTTCTGCAATCCTTCCTTGATTGGTGGGATCAGAATCCTCCTGAAGTTGTAACTGGATGGAACGTTCAACTATATGATATTCCATATATCTGTGGACGACTAGAACGTGTCTTGGGTGAGAAGCAAATGAAACGTTTCTCTCCTTGGGGTCTTGTGACTCAGCAGGAAGTCTACATCATGGGACGCAAGCAGATTGCCTATGATGTTGGTGGTATTTCTCAACTAGACTATCTTGATCTTTATAAGAAGTTCACCTACAAGGCACAAGAATCATATCGTCTAGATCACATTGCTAATGTAGAACTTGGGCAGAAGAAACTTGATCACTCTGAGTTTGATACGTTCAAAGATTTCTATACTGGCAACTGGCAGAAGTTTGTAGAATACAACATCATTGACGTGGAACTTGTTGACCGTCTGGAAGGCAAGATGAAACTGATTGAACTTGCTATCACTATGGCATACGAAGCAAAAGTGAACTATAGTGATGTGTTCTATCAAGTACGAATGTGGGATGCTATCATTTATAACTATCTAAAGAGAAAAGATATTGTTATTCCTCCAAAGGTTGGTGGTAGTAAGTCCGAAAAGTACGCAGGTGCTTATGTCAAGGAACCGATTCCAGGAAAGTATGATTGGGTGGTCAGTTTTGACCTTAATAGTCTGTACCCTCATCTTATTATGCAATACAATATTTCCCCAGAGACACTACTGGAGGAACGACATCCCACCGCAACTGTTAAGAAGATTCTAGAGAAAGAGATTTCTTTTGATCTACATAGTAACTATGCGGTCTGTGCGAATGGTGCGATGTACCGCAAAGATGTCCGTGGGTTCTTGCCTGAACTCATGGAGAAGATGTATGGGGACCGTGTAATCTTTAAGAAAAAGATGCTCAAGGCAAAGCAGGACTATGAAAAAACTCCAACTAAAGCACTTGAAAAAGAGATTGCCAGGTGCAACAACATTCAAATGGCTAAGAAGATCTCTCTTAATAGTGCTTATGGCGCTATCGGCAATCAGTATTTCCGATATTACAAGCTCGCAAACGCAGAGGCCATTACTCTATCGGGACAGGTAAGTATTCGGTGGATTGAGGGTAAAATGAATGGTTATCTAAATAACCTTTTAAAAACCGAGGATGTGGATTATGTTATCGCATCTGACACTGACTCAATCTACCTTAATATGGGACCTCTTGTTACTCAATTTTTTGGTAATAAGTCTGGTGATAAGAACGCAATTGTTACGATCCTTGACAAGATCTGCCAAGATAAGTTGGAACCGTTCATCGAGAAAAGTTACCAGGAACTTGCGGACTACGTATCGGCATATGACCAAAAAATGCAGATGAAACGGGAGAACATTGCTGACCGTGGAATCTGGACTGCTAAGAAACGATACATTCTGAATGTATGGGACAGTGAGGGTGTTCGGTATGAAGATCCTAAACTGAAAGTGATGGGCATCGAGTCTGTCAAGTCATCTACTCCTGCTCCATGTAGGAAAATGTTAAAAGATGCTTTTCATATTCTCATGACAGGCACAGAAGATGATATGATATCGTTTATTGATAAGTGTCGTGATGAGTTCAAATCTCTTCCACCCGAATCAATTGCCTTTCCTAGATCTGTATCTGATGTTGAGAAGTATAAGTCTCATACATCAATCTACAGCAAGGGAACCCCCATTCATTGTCGTGGAGCACTTCTTTTCAACTATTATGTCAAGAAGAATAAACTTGATAACAAGTATTCATTGATTAATAATGGAGAAAAGATCAAGTTCATCTACCTCAAAAAACCAAATCCCATCCATGAGAATGTGATTTCATTTATTCAAGACTTTCCTCATGAGTTTGGTCTTGATAAGTACATCGACAGAGACTTACAATTTGAGAAGTCATTCCTTGAACCACTGAAAACCATCCTTGATTCCATTGGATGGAACGTTGAAAAAACCGTAAACCTGGAGCTATTTTTTGTATGAAAGACCAATACACTATTAATGATGGAGAGTCCAAACAGGACAAATGGAATCGAGGAGTTGATCTTTTCGTAGAGTCTGTTTTGAAACCAGACCCTCAACTACGGCAGTGTGCTCATAATCAAAAGTGCTACCATGAACTCATGGATGTTCGTGCAGATGTGCTAGAATATCTAAAGACTAAAAGGTGGGAATGAAAGTATCCGTAAAAATTCATCAACCATTTGGACCATATGTTTTGGAGACCGACTGTCCAAAATATATGGTCGATGCTATTAATAGGAAAACTGAAGAAGTCTGTTCAAACAAACGTGAGAAGATGAAATACTCATCTCACGAACATGCTGTACCAAATCTTCTAGCTCGTGATCTTGAGGTAGTATACTTTGAAGAAAAGTTTCTAGAAGAAATTGGATTCAAGGCATACATTGAAAAACTTGCGAATCATTATATTGGTGCATCTGATAATGCAGATAAGTTAGAATATCTTACTGATTCTGAGTCTTTGAGATTATCTTTAATTGATGAAGATCCTCATTTTAAGCACAGAAAATCTATTCGATATTCTGATGCTTGGGTAAATCGTTATTATAAAGGTGATTACACACCTATACATAGTCACGGTTCTGTAGTTGCTGGAGTTCTTCTGCTTAAGATTCCTGATGATCAAGAGCAGTTGCAAGAGACAGATCTTGGTCTCTCTTATGATAATGAGACTAGAACAAACGGTATGCTGCAGTATGTTTATGGTGCAGAATATAGTTATAGTGAACAGACCTGGGAACCAGATCAATATGCTGGAAAAATTATTTTATTCCCAAATTGGTTAGCACACCTGGTTTATCCTATGAAGTCTACCAAAGAACGAAGGACAATGAGTTTTAATCTCATAACCCAGGAAGAATATATCAAACGTTGTGAAACACTAGGAGATTATGAATGAACTTTTTAAATGACATTGTAAAGGAGATTGGTGACGAATACGCACAAATTGCCTCAGACATCGACGAAACAGAAACTTACGTGGACACAGGTTCGTACATTTTTAACGGACTCGTATCAGGTAGTATATTTGGTGGTGTATCTGGGAATAAGATTACTGCCATTGCTGGCGAGTCTAGTACTGGAAAAACTTTTTTCAGTCTCGCCGTTGTCAAGAACTTCCTGGATACTAATCCTGATGGGATGTGCGTATATTTTGACACTGAAGCCGCTGTTAACAAATCTCTTCTCTCAAGTCGTGGGGTTGATCTGACACGTACTGTGGTGATGAATGTTGTCACTGTAGAAGAGTTCCGAAGCAAAGCATTAAAGACTGTTGATCGATATTTAAAAGAACCTGAAGAAGATCGCAAACCTTTGATGTTTGTTTTAGACTCTCTTGGTATGCTGTCCACAGAGAAAGAGATTACTGACGCACTTAATGAAAAGCAAGTTCGGGACATGACTAAATCCCAACTTATCAAAGGTGCTTTCCGTATGCTTACTCTCAAGTTGGGTCAGGCAAACATTCCTATGATTGTTACTAACCATACTTACGATGTTATTGGTTCCTACGTTCCTACGAAAGAAATGGGTGGAGGTAGTGGTCTCAAATATGCTGCGTCTACGATTATCTATTTGTCTAAGAAGAAAGAAAAAGATGGAACAACAATTGTCGGAAATATTATCAAGGCAAAGACTGCTAAGTCACGTTTGAGTAAGGAGAACAAGGATGTTGAGGTGCGTCTTTATTACGACGAGCGTGGTCTTGATCGATATTATGGTCTTCTTGAATTGGGAGAGATTGGTGGTCTCTGGAAAAATGTGGCAGGTCGTTATGAGATGACTGTTGATGGTGAGACAAAGAAAGTCTATGCTAAGGCAATCTTGAAAGATCCCGAAACTTATTTCACACCCGAAGTGATGGAAAAACTTGATACGATTGCTAAAGAAGAATTCAGTTATGGAGCATGAGTTTATTGGTGTTAGTCAATCTCTATTTCCCATTCCTATAAAAACTTATAATTTTTCTAATGATTCTCATGAATTGAATGAAATGCTCATGGACGATATCGAACGTGAGTATAAAGAAGATCCTAAAGGAACTGCAAACAGTAACTTTGGTGGTTGGCATAGTCAATTCAGTCTTGAAAATAAGTATGATAGTTTTGAGAAACTTAGAGGAATTGTTGAAGATTGCGGACGACAGTATTGTGATCAATTAGGATATGAATCCAATATTAACTGTGATCTATTTTGGGCAAATATGAATGTTGCTGGTGATATAAATTTACCTCATCACCATCAACTTTCTGCTCTAACTGGTGTATACTATCCAGTAGGATATGTGGAGGGATCTGAGAGAGTGTACAACTACACTGATAAACCAGTTGGATTTTATCCACATTCAAATAATGGTGTGGATGGTGGATCTTTAGTTCTATGGGATCCTTCTCACGGAAAACGGGTTCAATTAAGTCCTATCACTGATCAAGAGCATAATAGTTCGTCGATGCACATATATCCAACATCAGGTGTTTTAGTATTGTTTCCAACTTTTCTAATTCATTCTGTATTACCATTCCGAGAAAGTAATCGGAAACGATTTAGTATATCTTTTGGATTTAGTTATGGAAACGATTGAAATCTTAATTTTGAAAAATCTCCTTTATTCGGAGACATATGCCAGGAAGGTTCTTCCTTTTATTAAGAAGGATTATTTTGATGATAACAATCAAAGAATTATTTTTGAAGAGATTTCAAACTTTATTAGTGAATACAATACGTTAGCAACTAAAGAGATTCTTTGTATTGAGATTGAGAATCGTAAGGATATCAATGACAGCACATTCAAAGAAATTGTTGATGTTGTAAATTCACTAGAAGAAGTTGTTAGTGAATTGGAATGGATCTTGGATACTACTGAGAAGTGGTGTCGAGATCGGGCAATCTATATGGCACTTATGGAGTCAATCTATATTGCCGAAGGAAATGATGAAAAACGCAACAGGGATGCCATCCCTTCAATTCTATCTGATGCTCTTGGTGTCAGTTTTGATAACCATATTGGACACGACTACTTAAACGATTATGAGGAACGATATGAACTCTATCACCGTAAGGAAGACAAGATCCCGTTTGATCTCGAATACTTTAACAAAATCACGAAAGGTGGGCTCCCTAACAAAACTCTTAATATCGCTCTTGCTGGTACGGGTGTCGGAAAATCTCTATTCATGTGCCATGTGGCTAGCTCCGTCTTGCTCCAAGGGAGGAACGTTCTCTACATTACAATGGAGATGGCAGAAGAGAGAATTGCTGAACGAATTGACGCAAACCTACTGAACGTTCCAATTCAAGAGATTACAGAACTTCCTAAACTCATTTTTGAGAATAAGGTAACAAATCTCTGCAAGAAAACTCAAGGTCAACTAATTATTAAGGAGTATCCCACGGCTTCTGCACATGCTGGACACTTTAGGGCACTTCTTAACGAGCTTGCACTTAAGAAGTCATTTAGACCTGATATTGTTTTCGTTGATTACCTTAATATATGTGCTTCCGAAAGGTATCGCGGAAACAGCTCTGTCAATTCATATAGCTATATTAAGTCTATTGCAGAGGAGCTTAGAGGGTTGGCTGTTGAAGCAAACGTCCCTATCATATCTGCCACGCAGACCACTCGTTCTGGTTATGGTAGCTCTGATGTTGAGCTTACTGATACAAGTGAGTCCTTTGGTCTCCCTGCTACTGCTGATCTTATGTTTGCCCTCATATCTTCTGAGGAACTTGAGAATCTAGGTCAAATCATGGTTAAGCAATTGAAGAACCGATACGGTGATCCCACTGTCAATAAGAGGTTTGTTGTTGGTATTGACCGTGCCAAGATGCGACTCTACGACTGTGAGCAGAATGCCCAGGACGACATTCTTGACAGTGGTCAGGATGAAGAGTATAATAATGAGGAACACAATGTTAAGAAATCATTTGAAGGATTCAAATTCTGACTTAGTAAGAACAGACATCCCTCACTATTATGAGATGACTCTACCCAATGGGTCAAAACGTCATTGTGGAACTCTGAGGGATGTTGAATGTATTTTAAGTATATACCCAGATGCGGTCTATGCTAAGATACTTCTTCCACATCCACCACAAACAGTGGATGTTCCACATGTAAGGGTTGCTCCTGACTTGGAACTTCCCATGCAACAAATTCTGCCCGAATCCCAACTAGAACCACTCGAATTAGAACTATGAGCAATGTTGACACCCAAAAGTATGTTGAGTTTGTCGATGCAGTCACGTCTCAAGCATCGAAAGATCACGAAGCATTCATCTATCGTCTACAAGAACTCGAAGGTCAGGGTTTTCATTCCGAGCGACTGCTTACTGCTGCTGTAGGAATGTGTGCCGAATCTGGTGAGTTCACTGAAGTTGTAAAGAAGACTATCTTCCAAGGCAAACCTGTAACTGAAGAGAACCTGTTTCATCTGAAACGTGAACTGGGTGACATCATGTGGTATGTTGCTCAAGCATGTATGGGTCTTGGCACTTCTCTCGATGAAATCATGGAGATGAATGTAGATAAACTCAAGGCACGTTATCCTGGTGGTGAGTTTGATGTTCACTACTCCGAGAATCGTAAGGAAGGTGATCTGTGATCAATCTTGAATTAGATAGACGTGATGCAATTGTTTTGCGTCATCATCTGTTCCTGTATACAAAAGACCATCCTGGTTTTTTCTCTGACGAAGGTATCCTAAAAATCAGAGAGATTTCAAACCAGATAGATAAACAAATTGAGAACAATGAATGAAGCAACACATTTTCTATGAGAGTTGTTTCTACTCCCACTTTCAAGCACCTAATTCTAAAGAACTAACTGACTTTGTTTATTCTAAGGATGAAGTGTATAAAACGTATGAATGGGCAAAAGACTGCTCTGTAAAAACGATTCCATGTAAGTGGGAAGAATCTATAGATTTACTTACACCTTCTGTAGATCAATTTGCTGACTCTATTGGTAGTAGTTTTAATTGGACCATATACAATCCATGGATTAACTGTTATCGAAGAGGTGACTATCAGGAGATGCATGAGCATTCTCGATATGATTTTTCTTGTGTATTTTTTCCTGAAGTTAAAGAAGATTATAGTAAATTTTGTTTCTATAATAGACATTCAACTCTCTTGAGCAGTTCTTGGATTAAATTGCTAGAAGATAATTTGCATACTAATTGGTATCCTGACATTAAATCTGGAGACATTATATTCTTTGCTGGAACTCTACTTCATGGAGTAACTCAACATAGAAGTAATGATGTACGAAAAACTTTATCCTGTAATTTTGATTTTGACTTATGACTAAAAAGACACATGTAACTAAGTCTGGTGACACCTTTGAGTGGGAAGAAACCGACGAGGTTCGTAAAGCAGTAGAACGACTACATGAAACTATTCGTGAACTTGAAAAGAAAAACGCACCCGATTATGGAGTAGGAAAATGAAATTGCAAATTACTTTAGAAGATTATCAAAAAGCAGGTGAAGAGTTTTGGCCAAAGTATTGGTATGTTGCTAAAGAACTAGGTGAAGATGCTAAACCTGAGCAAGTTCTAAAAGTTATGGAGTCTCTTGCTGGTGTTGCTATGAAGCAAAAAGTAGAGAACAAGATCGGACCATTTGGATTCAATAAAAAGACTGAAGATCAGGTAGTTGCACCTGATCAATGCTGAAGGAGAAACTATGCACGGTAAACTAGATCCAGAAGAAAACGTTATGAATGACATCCCTAAACATGACTGGACAGAAAATGAAGATGGATTTTTTGCCTGGGAAGATGATGGAGTAATGGATCGTGTTCAGGACATTATTGAAGCTCTTGGGTGGGATCCTGGAGATGAGATTGATGTAGAGATTGGTGGCACTCAAGTCTCTGGTATTGATGTTGGTGAAGAGTACAACAAGAAGTGGCAATCACCAATTGGTACTCGTAAGTACAACAAAGATGCTTTCATCGTCATTAAAAATCAAAGTCGTCGTGATCTAAGTAAGACTAAACCTTTTGCTGAAGGTGAGTTTAAACCTGCTCATCCGCATGTCAAAAAAACCTAAATAAAAGAAAAGTGTTTCTATACCGATGGACAGCAAACTTTACTCCACACTAAATGAATCCTATTCTGCAGTGTATGATCAAGATTTAAACGAAGATCTTTTTGAGCAGTACGAGTTCGTTGATGAACTTTCTGATGAAGAACTAACCGACGTTGTTGAAGAAGTAATTGGTGATCTTCTAGAAGAAGGTTATGAATTTGAAGACGTTGAGGATATTCTTAAGGAAGAACTCATCGGTGACATTCTTTCTGAAGCAAGAGTTGACATGGCAGCTCGTGCAGCAAGACGCAAGGCAGATATGGCAGCATCTGAAAAGTCTGCTAAGGCAGCAAGAAAAGCAGGTGCAGCAGTTGTTTCTAAGGAAAAGAGAGCAGCAAGAGTTGCTAGAGTAAAGGGTGCTGTTAAGTCTGGTGTTGCTAAAGCAAAATCTGCAGTTAAGTCTGGTGTTGCTAAGGCAAAAGAGGCAGGTAGAGAAGCAAAGTTCAAGGCAGTAGATAAGAAAGTTGCAGCATACGCAAACAAGAGAAATCTACATCCTGCAGCAGGTATGGCAGCAAGATCTAAGGATCCTGCAAAGAGAAGAGGACTAAGAGCAAAGGTTGCTAAGGATATTGCTAGCAGAGCAAGTGCTAAGGCAAAATCTGTTAAAGGCAAAGCAGTCATGAAGGCATCTTCTGCTGCAGTCAAGGGTTATGCTGCTGCAAGTGGTGCTAAGCAAGCAACTAAGGATGCTGCAAGAAAAGCAAAGCAAAGTGCTAAGAATGCTGCAGCAAGAGCAGGTAGAAAGGCAAAAGGTGGCATCAAAGGTGCTATCAGAAAAGCAGCAGAAAAAGTTGCATCTGGTGCTTCCAAGGTTGCTAAGAGAATGAGTGAAGAAGTTGAATTCTATGATTTCATTCTTGAGTTCCTTCAGCAGGAAGGAATTGCAGAGTCTATGCAAGAAGCAAAGACCATCATGGTTACCGAACTAGATGCTGAAGATCTAGAAATCATCAAGGGTATCTACAACTGATACCACTAAGACCCTCTTGACAAATCGTCTTGAGGGTCTTATACTATCTTGAGTTGGGGAATTAGCTCAGTTGGTAGAGCACCTGCTTTGCAAGCAGGCTGTCAGGAGTTCGAGTCTCCTATTCTCCATAGATAAATAATAGGAAGACGTTTCGTCAGCAAATCCCTATAATAATGAAAAGTTTTTTCCAGTTCCTGAAAGAAGCAGAATCTGCCGCAGCACTGCAGGCAAAGAAACTGAATCTAAAGAGTGACGGTCACGGTGGGTGGTACGACTCCCGTGGAGAATTTGTTGCGAAGACGGAAGATGGTAAGTTAAAATTCTATAGTAAGAACCAAAAGGTCGGTGAAAGAGATCCAAATCAAGACACGAATCAGACGGCACAAAAGCAAGACGATACTAAAAAGAAGCAGAAGGAAACAGAAGCACCTAAGAAAAAGAAAGCAGCACCAGAAGATGGGGAAGAGACTCAGACTGAAACTCTGACCGTTGTATTTGGTCGTTTCAATCCACCAACGGTTGGTCACGAAAAACTACTAAGTGCTGCAAAGAAAGCATCTGCTGGTGAAGATTATAAGGTCTATCCTTCAAGAACTCAGGATAGTAAGAAAAATCCACTAGATCCTGATCAAAAGGTTTCCTTCATGAAGAAGATGTTCCCTGATTATGAGGACAACATCATCAATGATCCTGACATGAGAAACATCTTTGATGTTCTTGTAACTGCAAATGAGGATGGATATTCGTCAATTAACATTGTTGTAGGATCTGATCGTCAGGCAGAGTTTGAGAATCTTGCACAAAAGTATAACGGTTCTTTGTATGACTTTGAACTAATCCGTGTTATCTCTGCTGGTGTTCGTGATGCCGACGCAGAAGGTGTAGAAGGAATGTCTGCATCTAAGATGCGTAAAGCAGTTATGGATGATGACTTTGAGTCATTCCGTCGTGGCACTCCTAAGACTCTTGATGATGGTGATACTCAATCCTTGTTTGATGCAGTACGTCAAGGAATGAAAGTTAAGAAGAAAAAGGTTACTGCGGAGATGTGGGAGATTGCCCCTAAACTTGATCCACAAGGACTTCGTGAGCAATATGTCAACAAAAAAGTTTTCAATATTGGTGATATTGTAGAGAACCTAAACACTGGAATGATTGGTGAAATCATTCGTAGAGGAACAAATCATCTCATTTGCGTTACCAAAGAAAACTTTATGTTTAAGTCTTGGGTTAGAGATGTAATGGAAGCAGTTGTAAATTATCCTGGTCCTTCTGGTGTATCTGGTCCTGAGAGAGAAGTTGGCACTGACTCTCTAAGAAAGTATACTGAGAGAATGACTGGAACAGGTGCTATCAAGAATTTCATAAATAAGTATAAGGCTAAAAAGTAAAAACACTTATACTCATGTCAATGAATCCTCTCAACGATATCTCTCAAGTGTATCTTGAGAAAATTGCTAGTGTTGAAGAAGCAAAGAAACTAGACCCAGTTGGTCAAGAAGATGCTGATATCGACAACGATGGTGATGTAGATAAGTCTGATAAGTATCTACATAATCGTCGTAAGGCAGTTGGTAAAGCAATTGCTAAAAAGAAAAAAGTTGAAGAAGCAAAGAATGTTCATGGGGAAGTAGAGAATCCTAATGAACTTAAGAAGGCTGTTAAGAAAGCAGTAAAGAGAATTGACACCAATGTAAGTGGTGATGTCAATAAGAAAGATAAGTCCATGGGTGACTATGGTGAGTTTGTTCCTACCCCAGAAGGCAAGAAAGTAACCACCAAGATGGAAGGTTTCTCCGATTGGAGAAAGGATCTTCGTGAAGTTATGGATGACCAAGACCAGAAGATGGTCAAGGAAAAGAAAGTAAAGAATACTATCAAAATTAATCCTAAGATTTCTGAAGAAGTAACCGTTATTGAAATGGTAGAAGTCTCTGATGAAGAGGCACACGAAATTATTGAAGGTTCAAAACCAGGTGCTGAAGAGCAAAAAAAGCTTGATAAGCAAAATCAAATGCTGAAGAAATTGCAAATGTTGCAGAGGCAACGTCTTCAGGCACAGAAGCAAGGTAAGATTCCTATGGGTGGAATGTCCGAAGCAAAGAATGGTGGAGACAATGATCCTTGCTGGGACTCTCACAAACAAGTGGGTATGAAAAAGAAAGGTGGTAAGATGGTTCCCAACTGTGTGCCCAAAGAGGAATTATCTATTGATCAGCAGATGAAAATTTCTCGTGAAGCAGCAGCAAAGAGAAAACCATATAAAGATGGAGATCATCAAAGGGCTCGTGCTGCTCAACTAAAGGCTGCTGCTAAGAATGCAAAGAAAGATACCAGAACAGATGCTCAGAAAATGACTGACGCAACTGGTCCTCGTCCTGGTTCACGTTATAGAGGTGACTGATGCCTGCTGTATCTAAAGCACAACAAAGATTCATGGGCATGGTCTATGCTGTAAAGAAGGGGGAGATGTCTGCTCCCTCTTCTGAAGTTGCAGATGCTGCTGCTTCCATGAAGAAAAAAGATGCGAAAGATTTTGCATCCACCAAACATAAAGGTTTGCCAGAGAAGAAGAAAGTGGAAGAGGCATATTATGGTGGTGAAGAGCAGAGAAAGAAGGATGAAAAGAAAGCAGCATACGAAAAACAATTAAAGAAAATGCTTCCCAAACGTGCTTTTGATTCTATGGGTAGAGAACTAGATCCTCGCAGTGGTAAACTGAAAGAGGCGCATGATAATGCCGAAATGGCTAGTCGTCTTAAAAGATATGCTGATGAGAAGAAGGTTAATTATAAAAAAGACATGCGTATGAAGCATGGTAAAAACTGGAAACAGTTTACCCGTGATGTTGATGCAGCAAAAAGTCGTCTTCGTAAAGGTGAAGTAAGAAAATTTAATAAGGAAACTGGCAAATGGGAGTCAAATAAAGATTGATTTTCCTATATACAATATAGACACTTGAGGTCACCATGCTCGCATTCCTATTACCATTAGCATCCAAGATTATTCGTGATGCTGTTGCCAACATTCCTGATAACGAAGAACTAGGTGAAAAACTAGTTGAACTTTGTCTGCTAATTCTTAAGAAGGCAGTTACTCTAACTAAGACCACTATGGATGATGAACTACTTGCAGTAGTTGAGAAAGCAATCATTGCTAGAGAAGAAGAAGCACCTGCAGAGTGAGTATAAATAAACAAATAAATGATTAGGAGATCATTTTGTGGTCTCCTTTTTTTATAAATATCTAATAGCAAATGTATTCAAAGGAAAAGAAACATGGCACTTTGGGGCAATAACGATAATGTCGGTTCAGACGGAACAGTTTCTCTGAACTACACCACCAGAGTTGTAACAGGAGCAGGTACTTCTTTTGGTATCGCAGGTGGTTGTGCTGTTGGTGATGTAATCAAGTTTGGATCAGCACCTGGCACAGGAACTACATACTACGGTGATGCACGTATCGCAAGCATCGCAAGTAGTGAGTCTCTAACCATTGCATCAACCGCAGGTCTAAGTGGTGCAGCAATTGGTTCTACAGACTTCCAAGTCAGCCAACAACCAGCATGGTGTAATGAAGGTCACTTCAGTGAGACTAACACCGCATATGATTCATATGTTTATGGTGCAGCTAAGCAAGGCATTCAAGCAGCAAATGCAACTCAGTATGAAGCAGGTGTAGGTTGGGTTGGTGTTACTACTTACAACGATCAGCATGGCAACTTAAGAGTCAAGAAAGAAATTCTAGTTGCAATGTCTGGTATCACCACAGGCAATACTCCTCTATATGACGGAGATCCACTAAGCTGATAATAGGGTATGTTATTTGATGAGTTGAACGAGGAAAATTTTTTATTATTTGCTATAAAAAATTATGAGAACCCTCAAGCCATTACAAAGGATGACTTTCATCGTGACTTGAATCATTTCAAGTATATTAAAAGGCTTCTGAGAAAATATAAGAGCACTGGTGAATTAAAGGTACATTTGCTTCTAAATCACTTTATTATTCTGTACAATATATTTGATGATGCGACAACACCAATGCTCTTTTATAAACTTGAGGAAGATCTTTGGTCAACTACAAAAACGTTTGTAGATTTTCTGAACAGATTGCCAGAGTATCCAAAATGTTATATTCATGACATTATAAGTGATTCTAATGCTTTAGAAAAATTGCAATTACTGTATAACGATGATGGACAAGACTGACAGAATCATAAAACTCATTAGAGAGACGATGGCAGTCGGAGCTGGTGGGTTTACTGGTTCTTCAGCAGCAGAGGGACCAACTGCAGGATATGATCCTCTGATCAAATTTCAGAGAAGAGGAAAAACTGATTACAGAAAAGTCCCAAAGACTTATAAGCAATGGGTAAAATCATTGGATGATAAAAATGTTCGGTCTAGGAAAACTTCAGGTTCTTGAATCAAAGTTAGACATTTATGAAGACTTGTCCAAGGAAATGTTGGATAAGTTAGAACGTGCTGTAGGTACTATTTCTGAAAACAGTAATAAGATTGCTGTTATCCTAGAACGTCATGAGACTCGTTTGGATGAGGGTGATAAATCTAATCAACTCATCATCAAGATGATTGAAGAGATGAAGACATCTCATGATAAAGATACTGAGACTCTTCATGAAAGAATCTCTCAACTTCAAAAGAAAGTTGATTCAAATCAAAAATTTGTTGTTGGTGCTACTGCGGTTCTTGCTACCCTTGTGGCAGTCGGACAGGTTATTGCACCCATGTTAAGACCCTTGACACCTACTGCGAATGTGAGTATGATGTCCTCAGCAGAAGTCGTATCTTACATTCATGGATCTAGTTGATGTCAAGTATATTAATATTATTTCTGCACGGTTACAAAAATTTAAAAGAGTAAAGAACGACCTTTATAACTTTCGATGCCCTATCTGCGGTGATTCGCAGAAAAATAAAAACAAGGCAAGAGGTTATCTGTACTCTGTAAAAAATAATGCTAACTACAAGTGCCACAATTGTGGTGCAAGTATGTCATTGAACAGTTTCCTTAAACAGATTGATGTGACTGTTCATAGGGAATATTGTTTAGATAAATTCAAGGACGGTCACACTGGTAGAAATTTTGTAGCAGATGAACCTAAATTTGTTTTTGAAAAACCTAAGTTTGCACAGAGAGTCCTTCTTCCTCTATGTTCTGAGGTGGAAGTTGCTAGAACCTATCTTTCAAACCGTAGAATCGATCCCTCCAAGTTTTATTTTGCAGAAAACTTTGATGACTTTGTGCAATCGTTTGAGGGTGTGGATTACTCGTATATGGGTAAAGAGCCTAGAATCATCATCCCGTTATATTACGACAAAAATCTCATCGGGTTCCAAGGTCGAAGTCTAAATTCCAAATCTATTAAATATATTACTGTAATGCTTAAGGAGGGAGCACCGAAGATATATGGACTTGATAACATCTCAAAAGACTCTAGAGTGTATGTCACTGAAGGACCATTCGACAGCACGTTCATTCGCAACTCGATTGCTATGTGTGGAGCTGATGCTGTACTTGACAATTGGGGGATTAGCAATCCTGTGTGGATCTATGATAACGAACCACGCAACAGAGAGATTACAAACAGAATCTCAAAGACAATCGATCGTGGTGACTCCGTAGTCATCTGGCCATCTCATATCAATGAAAAAGATATCAATGACATGGTACTTGCTGGACATGATGTCCAGAATCTGATAGAATTAAATACTTACTCTGGTTTGCAAGCAAAACTTAAATTTACCACCTGGAAGAAAATATGAGTAACGGCATCAAGGTTAAAAAACGTAATGGGGCAATTGAGGTATTGAATCTCGAAAAGATGCACAAGATGGTAGAGGCTGCCTGTGAAGGTCTCTCTGGTGTGTCTGCTAGTCAGGTAGAGATTCAATCTGGAATTCAATTTTATGATGGAGTAACTACTGATGAGATCCAAGAGATCTTAATTCGTTCTGCTTCTGATCTAATCGATCTAGAGCATCCAAACTATCAGTATGTTGCAGCACGACTTCTTCTGTTTGCTATT